CCCCTCGGTATTAGCATACTTCTTATTTTCATTTACGAAATCTACTACATCTCTGAGGATATTTGTTATTGGGATAAATGTTAAATCATCTCTATTCCTATACCCTCTTACAAATGAGTTATATAACATATCATACTCATAAGGTTTAAACTGAGTTAAATGATATAACACATCCATGCTATGAGTATTAGTTAGTTCCATCTGATGTGGAAACCATTTACTATCAAAGATAAATTTAGGGGATTCGCTTCTCTTTAAGATATCCAAATTTATGGAAACGCAATCATTATGCTCTTCCATTAATACCCAACAATCATCTCCTATAAAAACAAAAGCACCCAATAGTTTGTTCACTATGGGGTGCTCTTTTCTATTTTTGAATAAAGGGAATATTATACTAACATTGTTAGAATATTGTTCGAAAAATTCACCTGCAATATGTTTGTTCTCTACATACTTTACCATAGAAAACAAATATACAAAATTATTTTAAGAATTCCAATATTTTTCTTGCAAAGGTTTTAATTCAATTGGCTCTCTCTTCATATGTGAACCCTGATTGAAGTAAGCTCCTCTTTTAAGATATCCTCCTAAGAAGTTTCTACGGAATCTATTTGAATTGTTAGCTTCAGAACCATGTACACAATGAGAGTGTAGTAACACACATTCACCTTTTCTTAGATATCCTTCCACTTTACGGAAATCATGCCCCTCCGGCATAATACACGGCTTACCTCTTTCATTTCTCCAAAAAGATGGATTTGTTTTAGTTCTTTCCTCATCCACTTCAATTGGTAAAGTAGGTAAACGATGTGAACCTTCATAATTCCATACTGCTCCGTTTTCAGGATCGTGATTATCTAATGCTAATGCAGTATTGATGATTTCATTGTGGCCACATCCTGTGTAGAATGCATTTTGGTGCATATCTCTACCTAATTGTCCCGGTGGTTTAAAGTATGCCCAAGTTTGCATACCAACTACATCACCCTCCATAAGAAACGTACACGCTTCTATAAGTTTTGGGTGAACAAAAAGTTTTTCTAATTTCTCTGAGATTTTATGAGGGTAAGCAAACGGATCCCATTCACCCCATTCTTTTCCATCTGGAGTTAATGTTCCTTTTCTTTCCTGTCTTAATTTCTCTAATTCATCGTTGATTTCATCACATTCTTCTTCGGTAAGTAATTGAAGAGTTGTGAAACCCCTATACCTCCAATCGAAGGTCATTTGTTGGATTTCTAAATCCGTAAGGTGCTTAAAATTTGACATATAACATTTATTAAGTTGTTCTAAATATAATTATCACAATATATGAAATTGTTTCAAATTTACCAAATATAAATTGATTTCTGGTAAAGTTTTTTCAGCTTCAATTATTGCCAATCTATTAATAGTTAATACCGATGGTTGAAACTCTCCTGTTTCGGTATAAGAATCTTCTAAACTTCCTTTTATTTTCCAATTCAATTTAACCCCCAACCAATACTCCGTATTTGAATAATCGTAAAATGTATCCTGATTTATTTCAAATATAGGAGAACCAGGGGTGGCTCTTCTTTGTGTAAAATAACGGACAATAAATTTGTTATTATAATCCAATTCGGTTGGTTTTGGAAAATAGGTATTAGGAATAGTATTCTTAATCTTTATCTTTTTTAATTTTTTATAATTATCTATCATTATTTATAAAAAGGTCTATATCTTCCCTTTACTTCAGTAATCCATTGTTTAGAATCTATCTTATGAGTAATCTCTTCAACCTGAAAAGCTCCTCTTCCATTATTATATTGCTCAGGTAATCCATTTATTTTATATAAATGTCCAACCTGAAACCCACTCATGCCTAATATAGTAAAACTAAATGAAACGGGCAAAGGTCTACCATTGTAAACTTCCTGTCCAGAAGATTCATATCCGGTTTCCTTTTTCTTTATCTCATTAAATTTTCTTTTATTTAAATATTGGCCACATATAACCCACTCATCCATATTACCATCACCGATTTCACTAATTTGAGTTATCTTTGGATTTATCAATAATTTAACATTTCTTCTAAATTCAACCCATTTTCTTTCTTCTTTTTCTTCGTTTGTTTCCTTTTTTTCTTCCGGTTTTGCAATAGAAGGTTTTTCAAGAATTGTATCTTTTTTATTAGAAAATAAACCAGTTAATTCATCGGGTGAAGTAGCTGATGTTGATTTTTCCATAAATACTTTACTAGCCATAGCTTTAGGTATATCCAATTCAAACGAAGCATCTAAAAAGAAACTATCAGTTCCATACATACTATATGTTTCTATATGAGAACCTTTATCTCCACTTCTTAAATTAACTAAATTAGCATCAGCAATTCTCAACTTAACACTCTTCCCATCTTTATCTTCTAAAACTTGAAATGCCCATAATCCTTCTACCGCCTCTTCCATTCTTTTTAGTACACCATCCAATATATCTTTAATTGAAGAAGTTTGATCCCTCAATGCTTCCATTGCCATTTCATTTTCTATATAAACATCCCCTAACCAACCATGAGTATTAGGGGCCAATGTAAATGTTTCACCATTTGCTTTAACAGTACTCGAAGATGTTTTTGGAAAACTTCTGCCTCCAACTGAAGTATCCAATGTAGCAGGCATACCACCTCCTAACGCAGGTATATCATTTAAATAATTATATGTTTTAGAATTAGGAATGAATATTCTTTCATCAGTTGAAAATATACTTTGAAATGCTCCAATATATGTGTCAGATATATCAATTTTTATAGCAATAGCTCCTCCCGTCAATTGAACTCGTGTATTATTCAACAATTTAATGAAAGCATCAAAACTAACAAACTTATTACCATTTACAGGGGTATCACTATCCAATGCTTTAAATGTTTTTCCTTGAAATGATAAATTACCACTAAACCATCCTTCGGTTGTTTCGGATTTTGCCTCCTCTACTAAACTTTCATTGTAGTTTAAAAAATCACTTTCAGGTTTAAAAATTTTGGAACTACCTAATGCATATGTCGTTGGAATTCTATATTCATCCGGTAATTGGTCGTAAAAATATGCAAAGTTTAGCATAGGATTTTTAGCCGCCTGATATGAATCATATAATATAGTTGGGAAACTAAATGGTTCTATTTTTTTATCATCGGTTACTGCTTCGGAATTTCTTCCCATTAAAATTTCACCCATAGAACACATCTTAACCTGAACTGTAAATTCTTCACCTGCTATCGAAGATGCACCACCTGTTATTATTCCTACGAAATTATCATAACATCCCGCGTTAGCACTTCGTATAGAATTTAAAGAAACTGCATCTCTATTATATAAATTAACATTAGCAGCAGTTGGAGCCAGCGGCCCTATTGACTTACCAGTTGATACTGAATAATTCCATCCCCATTGAATAAACGTGCTTATTCCTGGTTCTAAAAAATATTCTTGTATAGTTTCTAACTGAGTAGGAGAGAAACATTTTATAGTAAGAGTACATCTTCTCAATGTTCCTCTACTAGCAAAATCTACTGAAAAATCTGTTATAATTGGATTAGGTCTATATTTCCATGCACCACCGCCATTACGATACGCATCAGTTCCTTTGCCGTCAAATAAAGTAGAATAACTTTCAGTTCCTAATGTATATTGCCCACCTAAATTAGAAGTTGCTCTAATCCAGGGTACTAATTTAGACAATTGAACATTATTACTAGATGACCTAGATTTAAGTTCTTTTGTTATGTACCCATCTATATTTTTGTAAAACGGAAATGCCATTTATTATATATTATTTATAACGTCAAATTTGTTCTTAGGAATTCTAAGCTGAATACCTGCATCTAATCCGATGTTAACACCATTAATATTATTTGCCTGTGCTATTATCCACCATAATCTACTATCACCATAGTATTCATTTGCCAATAAATCCAATCTATCGGTTTCCTGAGTGATAACATATATGTCATCATCTTTTTTAGGAATAGTTTTAGGAATAGATGTTTTTAGCACTCTTTTCCCATTATCTAATTTTTTAATATTTTTGATATCGTATCTCATATTATTTTCCTGTTCCTATTTTTTTACCATATCCATAAACATTGAAATCAGTAGTTGATTTTGTTTCTATGAATGTTAAACCTATACTCGCATTTATAAACTTAGGTAATTTATAACTATCCATATCATAATTACCCTGAGCAGTTTCTATTGTACGAGGTTGACTCACTATTTTACTCTGATTGGTGGTTTTATCATACACTAAAGTATTATTACTTCCAGAACTTATAGTATCATAGTTGGTTCTGAATGTCGCTCCTCCTTTACCCGAAACATTTAATTTAGTTTCAGCTATCTTTGCTCCCTTACCATTTTCTTTTGAGTTCTCTTCTCCATTTTGTGTTCCTGCATAAAAGTTATTATTGAAAGAAGATTCCATTGCTCCAGGTTTAGTTTTTAGGATACCACCACCTAGTTCCCATAAATTTTCACTATCTTCAATTGTATAAGTCAATGCATCTAAGAAACATGCTTTATTTACATATAAATTACCAAAAGTAAAATATAAAAGAGTTGGTTCAATTATACCAGCATTATACTGATATGGATATGCACAATGTGATAAAAATTCCAATCTTCTCCACATCATCACCAATTCAGCTTGAGACATTGCATAAACTTTTAAACTAAAACTAAGTTTTCTCTCAACTGATGTATAACTATAAAAATTAAATGGTGATCCCAACATTCTACTATTTTCCCATGTTGGAGTGAATGATTCATTAAACCCAGTAACTAATGAACGAAAATAAACTGCCCCACCATCATTCACTCTTTGGAATCTTAATGGAATTAAATCTACTTCATCTAATGTTTTTCCATTATATTTTATACTACTTAATTCCGTTTTACTCAATCTACCAGTTTGATTCAGAACATCTTTAGTTGAGAATAATCCCCTTTTACCATCTAATTTATTATTGTAGATAGTCTCCGAATTATTGTGATAGCTTTTTTTATTCTTATCAGAAGAATATCGATTTATAGTTTTCTCTCTTAATGATTTTGGTTTTACAAATTCCAAAATTGCATTATTTTTTAGTTTACCTTCAAATGATGATTGGTTTGAACCAGTTGGTAAGTAAGGCTTATCTGGATTATTATATTTGGTATTTAAGTCAACTTGCGTTGGTTCTCCAAATTTTTGATTAGCAGTTCCACTTGATAATTGGAATCCATATATCGCATCTCTATTTGCAAACTTTCTAGGTGTACCAAATAATCCAGGATATCCACCATCTACGTTAGTTCTATCTAATCCCTTTCCACCTGCAGGTGAAACTAATAATATGTTTGTTTGTTGCTTCGATTCAGGATTAGTAAAATCTTTCATAGAATTACTATATGTACCTGTTAATTCATCTGCCTTTGGAAAATAAAATTTTTGAACAAAGTTATCCAAACTACCTGATGTGACAGGTGTAAATCTATCTCCTATTAACGCATATCTAATTGCATTTTTACCTAAATTAATAGCGTTACCAAATGATTGTTTAGCTAATTGAGAAGGAGTTCCCCCTCCGGTACTTTTTAAAAATCTACCCAACGCAGTTCCTCTTGCATCTTTTTTAATTTCCCCTAATACAATCATTTTATTAGGTGTAGCACCTTCTTTAAATTCTTTTGTATTAATCACATAAGTAGGAAATACATTCTGAGGAATTCCTAATGTTTTATTAACTTTATCTCCTACTTTTTGAATGAACTTTCCTATCTTACCCAAACTGATTTGTGCATCTGGATTTTTGGAAAGTTTCATTGCATCAACATCAGGAGTTTTTTGTAAACTTAATCTTAGGATATCAGTTCCATATAAAGTTGGTGAATTTACCAATCTCATAGGTCTTAATCCACTTAATTCCTGTTCTAATGCAGTTTCAGTTTTCGGATCAAATATTTTTTCAGCCATTTGACCTAAGTTATTTTCTCTATCAATAAGAAATTGACCTCTATCGGCAATACCACTCGTTGCCTTTGGTTGAGGTATTTGTTTTACTTCTTTTGAAGAGTTAAATAATTCTAATATTGTTTTTCCCATATTATCTTGTAGTTGTTGGGTCTTTTCCGGCTGTCGTTGCTACTGTACTCGTAACTTTTCTACCATCTATATAAACTGCGATTTTACCACTTGTCAAATCATTTCTTAATGCCTTTAATTCATCTACCATAGCATTTGTTTCACCACTTTTCTGAGCCTCCGATGTTCCTAATAATCCTAATCCCTCTAATCCTGATAAAACTGGTAACGCTAAAATACCGGCTGCACCAACATAAAGTAATGATCCAGCTAATTCATCTAAAGCACTTGCTAAGGAATATATAGGAGATAAATCTAATGTAGCTAATTGAGATATAGTTTCAATTATTGTAGGTAAAGCGGATGCTACTCCTGCAAATCCAGCCGCTGCTGATTGCAATCCTAATCCTAATACTCCCATCGCTAATCCTAATCCCGCCAATGCCAATAATCCCGCTCCAAATACAACTGCACCCGCACCACTCATCATCAATGCACCTAATCCAAATACCGCTGCTGAGAATATAACTAATCCCGCTGCCGCCGCTATTACTGAACCGATATCCAATCCACCAATTAAACTCATAGCATATGCAAATGGAATTAATGCAACTCCTAAAATAGCAACTGCTAACGCACCTTTAATCATATCACCTTGTGCTTTTCCTAATATATAAGCAATTGCAGCTAACCCAGCTATACCAACTAAACCTTTTGCAACTGATTCCCATTCAACTGTCGCAAATTCTTGAAATGCTTTTGCTGCTACATAAAGTGCCGCTGCTAAGATTAAAATTGCAGCTGCCCCTTTAATCATATTGGTAGCATTAAATTTACTTCCCTTATTTACAGTTTCGGTTTGCTTTGATATATCAGTTACCCCTCCTCCTCCAGCACCTGGAATATTTGATGCAGTAGAAGCTGCTGAGGAAGCTGCACCACCTGCTTTTTTAAACCAATTTTTTGGATTAAGTGCCCCCATTATACTCTCACCTTTCATAGCAGCCGCTGTCATTTTGGCTCTAATCAATTCTCCTACAAAGAATGTTACACCACTTGCAATAGGCCCACCGAATTTATCTCCGATTGCTCTTAAATAATCATTTACTATTCCGAATCCTTGTTGTAATTTACCGGTAGTAGTATTAAGATTTTCTTGATTAGCAACCATTTGTTTTAATTCACCAACTGATACACCCAATGCTTCTGCAACGGCGTTTCTTTGATAAACATCCATTTTATTGAATTCATCTATTCCACCAACTGCCGCTAATGTTTCTCTCGTAGCACCCTCTATATCATCTGCATATGCTAATTCTCTTGCTTTGGTTAGATTTATATCTCTACCTAACATAGCGCTTGCTTCCAATTCTTTTTCGATAGATGATTCAAAATCTAAAAGATTATCAGCCATTTTAGCAGTTGTCCCAATAGATACACCCAACTTAGCAGCTTGAATCGCCGCATTTGCAAAGTTTTCACCGGTACCACTTGAATAACGTGCCATCTCTTCGGTAGAACCCGCCATATCTTTCATTACTTGAGATGGTAATACTCCATTCAATCTAGCGGTATTACCTACCATTGAAACCATACTTTCTCCGGTTTCTTGAGATAATCCTTGTAAATTACCAAAGGAGTTTATTAAGGTTGCTGCTTCCTCTCCACCGATACCCATACTTGTGGCAAGAACATTGGTGTTTAATTGTGCACCAAAAGTGGCTTTGTTTACATCACCACTCAATTTAGCCATCTGAGATAATGTTCCAGCTGCATCATCGAATACAAATGAAAGAGCAGCCGTTGAACCGATAAACATACCGGTTTGTTTATTAACCTCCCCCATTGCACTCGCAAACTTACCTGCCGCAGCTGAAGCAGCTACAATCATAGCTTGAGGAGTTTGAAGAGTCATTCGAATTGTATCTAATGTACCTCGAATAGTTTTCTTCATTTTATCATATGCCTCTATCTGCCCCGCTATTTGATCTTTAGCTTCTTTACTTATAGTTGCATATTGTTCTGCCGCCTGAAGTTGTTCGTTTTGACTTTGAACCATACTAACTAACGCTTCAGCTTGCCCAGCAGTTATTTTACCCATTGCTCTTTCTGCTGCAACTTTTTCCAATGTTTGCTGAACACTAGATTCATATTCATCTCTTATTGCCTGCTGAGCTTCTAAATTATCAGAATCGGATTCTGCTAACTTTTGTTGAATACCTTGTAGTTTGGTAGTTTCGCCGACTATTTGATTGATAAATTCAACTTCAGTTTCAGAGGCTCTTCCGTAAACAATTTTATTCTTTAAATCATCTTTTGCTAATTTTAATGATTGAGATTGTTTGGAAGTTAGTCCAGAATATATTGAACTTATAGATGATAATTCTCCTAATTGAGCGGAGATTTCTGCAGTAGTTCTTTTATTTAGATTTGTACCAGTTATAGCGCGCTTTAGTATAGCTTCCTGTTGCTTTAGAAGTTTACTATATTGTTTTTCTTTTTCTACTAGATCAAGCTTTTCAGCATCTTTGAGTGATTCCCATCTAGATTGATAATCTTCAATTTCTCTGGCTGCTCTTCTTATTTGGTCTGCTCTACTATCTGCCATCTACTAATTTATTATAGATTTTTTATCATTTTCGCCATATTATCACTATCATCTTTGATTCTTTTCATATTATCAATGACGTGTTTTGGTAATTTAGCTTTTTCGGCTTTTTTGATTATTTGATCCGCCGCTCCTTTTTTCAAATGGTCAAAGAAATCAGCTACAAATCTATCAGCCATTGAAAACAATCCTTCTTTTTTAAGTGGTTTATTATTTTCCATTTTAAGGTTATTATTATACTAATATAAATATTGGAATAAAAAAATAAGGGGATATTACTCCCCTTAGTTTATCTCATTCTTACTTTAGAGCCACCGGTTGATGATCTCTTTTTACTCGCTTTATCGTATTCCTCTTTTTCTTTTTTCTTCAAATCTACCAATTGTTTCATATAGAATCTTCTCCAATGAATTGGCATAAAGTAAACCTCTGACCAAGTGAATCCATTACCATGCTGAACCATACTCCATAATTCCATATGAAGTTGAGCAGAGTAATTAGTTGGAAGGGTAAAAAAAGTTAATCCCGAATGGGATATCTAGCGCCTCCGTTTCGCCTGTTACATCTGATGTGAATTCAAATTTTAAATCTAAATCAGGAGAAAGTTCTCTCACATAATTTCTTAAAGCTCTACTATCTTGAGCCAATAATTGATTAGTTACCCATTTATTGATGAATGCTCTATCAGTATTACCATCTACTTCCACTATCATTTTTCTCAATCTAGATGTTACTTCAGATGGAGTGTTACCCTTAGATAGTTTTTCCAATGCAGATATTTCTGCCTGAACATCTATCTCATCCTTATGAGTTAATAATTTGAATTTAATCTTTTTACCATTTGATGGTAAAGTAAATTCATATTTATTTTCTCTATTTAATCTTTTATAATCAACATCTTTAGTTTTAACTTTACCCAAATCAATAACAACTTCCTGACGCTCTCCACTAAATGGGTCGGTAATTTCAAGTTGATAACTTGGCCCATATCCTAAGATACGAGTTGCTAAGAATATTGCATTCTTATCACCGATGATTAAATCATCAATTGATACTCCTACAACCACCGATTCTAATAATTTATCTAAAACTACTCCTCTTTTGATTAAATTCTGAGAAGATAAGATATCTTCTTCTTTAGCGGTCATATATTTTAATGTAATCTGTCCATTTGCTAATGGATGACCTTCTGGGTAAACTAAACCCTGAGATGGTAAATCGATAACCTCCGTTGGAAAATCGTAATTTTGCTCTGCCATAATAACTTATTGTTTGTTTATATATAAGTATATACAAAATAAAAAAATGGTAGAGATTTCTCTCCACCACTTCATATATTTACTACCTTAAATTTTATATTAAGCCATTTCAATCATTGAAATCGGAACGTTGTAACAAGCTCCACTCTTTACACTTAAAGTAGCTTTGGTTCTACTAATCTTATTGATAAATAATTCTTTACCAATCAATTTTGGATGATTTACTTTAACATTCATACCAACTCGCAATCCCACTTTCTTCTCTAATGAAGCAATGGTACGTTTTTGTTTGATTAAATCCACCACTAATGAATTAATACTACGCAATTCCTCAACTGATAATTTTGATAATTCTGAATAGTTCATAATTTTATATTTTAAGTTTTATATTTTATTTATTAATAATTTCATATTCAACATATGGTTCATTTACACCATCTGAATTTAATCGGTATATTGTTATCTCCCTAACCCAACCAATTCCTTCTAAATACATTTCGTTGTTCATATATTGGGAGGATTATTTTAAATATTCTTTAGCTTCTTCAGCCCAACTCTCATTTACTAACGACCAGTACTTAGTATCAAGATAGATAATAACATATCCACTATCGTTTTCATCCAAACTAACAATACCTTTCTTAACTAACGAACCTAAAGCTCCTCTAATAATTTTCGTAGATATACCCAAATCACTAGAGATATCGTTGGCATCCACATCAGAGAAGCCAGGCTCAGCGTATAAGCCACCGATAAAAGATTCAAGTACTTTAGATTCCAATTCTGTCAAATTTAAATTCTCAATGTTCATATTTTTATCTCTTTATGTTTAACTCTTATTACATAGTAAAGGTAATAAAAAGGTTTGAAAAAAACAAGTCTTTTATAAAATATTTTTAAAATATTTTCATTGAAAATCAATTAGTTATGACAAAAAAAGGGATACCATTGCTGATATCCCTTTAAAATGTATATTGAGAGTAATTAGAATTCTAAAACTGCGTAATCGTATGTTAGAGTAACTTCGATTGATGCAGGATCGGTAGCATTTGACCAATCTAAATCACCAAAGTTAGCCTGAGAGATAAATGCACCTTTCAATTTCCATTGTTCGATTTTATCACCTACTGGCCCTAACATATAGAAATCCACATCCTTCTTATAGAATTCTGCGTATCCATCTCTACCTGTCAATGATTCATGTGAAGATCTTATCCACTCCATTACCGCCTGTGCTCCAGATGGAACAATTGGGTCATAAAGTGTGATAGTTAAATCTTGCCAATCACCTTTACCTTTCAACTTTCTTTTTATGTTGATGTGGTCTAATACTACTGTCTCGAATTGTAAAGTTGGTCTGTTACCCGCTTTTACTAAGTAAGAAGGGATTCCATCAACTTCGAAGATGAATCTATTCTTCATCTTTGGTTCGAAATTGGTATAGAACATTTCGTTAAATTCTAATACTTCTGCCATGTTATGTTATTCTTTTAATATAAATATTACTCTTTCAAAATTATACACTAAATGTTGCCCCTGTCGGTAAGATATTGAAATCAATTGTAATGAATTCAGCAGTCTTAGCAGGTTGTAAGAAGATAGCTCCAGCTAAAATGTTTCTATCAATTACATCCGGTGTATTATTTGTTTCATCCATAACCACTCTGAACGCATATAAACCTTGTCTTTGTTGAACACTCTCTAAATAAGGGTTTACTGTGTTTAAGAATTTACTTCTAGTTTGTGCAGTATTTTGTTCAAATACTAAGAATCTTGATGTAGATGCTACGAACTTCTTCAAGTTGATTAACAATCTTCTTACGTTGATTCTATCTAATGCAGATGCTTTATCTTGTAAAGTTTTCTGTCCGAATGCACTAATACCTTGTCCAGGGAATGTTGCAATTGGATTTACTTTTCCTTCATATAATGTATCTCTTTCAGATTGTGTTAATCTATTTACCACTTGAACTGCTCCTGCAATTCCACCTCTATTCAAACCAGCTGGTGCGAACCATTCAGCTCCTAATCTATCGTTTTGTGCGTAAGTACCTGCCATTAAAACTGATGGTGGAACTGTTACTAATTTATTAGTGTTCACATCGATAGTTTTAATCCAAGGGTAGTAAGTTCCTGCATAGTTAGTATCTTCTCCTAATGCTTGTTCAACTACTTCTGAAATAGTTGCATCTGCACCAGCAAAATCTGCAATGTAGAATACATCTTCTCTAGCTTCACAAACATCGATTGCCTTAGTTACTACATAAGGGTGATATTGTCTAACGATACCAGGAGTTATTAATAAGTTTACATCAAACTCATCTGGATTAGAAATAGCGTTTAATGCTTTAGCATATGCTACTGAACCTTCTGAAGTTGAAGTAGAACAATTAAATCCTTGAGTGTTAGTACCATTGATATCAGCACCTTTGTTTATTGTTTTAGTTACATCTTGTCCCTTAAATCCACCTTGCAATGCAACTACGAAGTTTCTCATTGCCAATTGATTTGAATCAGTTGTTTCAGATGAACTCAAATTAATATTGAATTCATTTGTTACTCCGTTAGAACCACTAATATCCAATGCAAATGTTTTGTTAGAACCGGTTGTTGAACCAACTGCAATTGGTTTTAAGTAATTAGCGTTGTTAGTAGAATCAAAGTTGAATCCACTTGAGTAAACTGAAGAACTAAATGATGCACTTGTGTAGTTAACAACTGGGAAGATGTTAGAATTTGCACCTAATTTGAATGGTACTTCATAAGCAGAGTGTGCATAAGGGATAGCAGTTAAAGGATAAGTTCCTTCTTCAGCCATTTCTATTCTTACATACTTACTTCTATTTGAATAATTACCATTTTCAGTAATCTTACCATTAGCATCGATTGAAATATTTCTATCACCAATTCTTCTAGCTATAAAGTTAGGAGATGATGGGTCTAATGTTAAGTTGTTGTATTGTTCTAATACTGTTTTTCTCTTATCAGTATCAGCGTAATCTCTAACAATCAAAGTGAAAGTTCCGTAATTAGTTCCATCAGATGATTTAATGCTAGAAATTTGAATTTTAAATCTTGTGTTTTCAGTTTCACCATCTGCTAATGTGTGAACTTTAAACAAGTTATATCTCGTTCCACTATAAGTTTGTGATAAAACCCAAGGTGTATATGCATTACTATATGCTGGAGATGTTGTTGTTCCAGTATAATCTTGAGGATCTAAACTTGCAGTTGTAATAGTGATATTACCTGGATTTGAACCACTAATTACTCCACCCGCTTCATTTATATTGAAGAATGATGTTGCATATGCCTTCTTACCGAAGTTAGGAGTAGTTCCAAATATATCATCGATAGTATTTGTAGCCGCAGTTAATATACTTGATGAATAAGCACTACCGGTTATACTGAATGAGAAACTACCACTAGCTCCATCAGTAAAGTTCGCAAATGAAGCACTAAAATTCGAAGAAGATGGTGCTAATACTGCTACGATACTTGATGTAGAGTTTGCAGTTGCAATAACCGCTACTGAACCAGTTTGAGCAAATCCATTAACACCGGCAACTCTAACTACTGTTACAGCCCCCGCATCTCTTAGGTAATTTTGTACTGCATAACCTGTGTAATAATCTTTTGGTGTTCCAAAGATAGCTTCATATTCCGCCTGTGTTTGGATTAAGGTAGGTAGGAAAGCAGGCCCCTTTTCTGTTGGCCCAACTACCGCCGCACCTATTTGTGATATACCTTGTGGTAAGAAAGAAAGGTCGTTTTCTCTCGTAAATACACCAGGTGATACAATTTTTTCTGCCATATTAATTCTAATTTAATTTTATGAGTTTAATCTCTATATAAATATAAAAATCAACTACGAAAAGTTATTATTCCGCAGTTGGTTTAAATTCTCCAGTGTCTAAATCCACCGT